ATAGTTATAACAATATATACATTATTTATTAATCGATAACAGACCAGTCATTTAAAACCCAAAACATTTGTTCTAAAAACCATTCCTCTTGTTCAACGTTTGCTATTAAACTTGAACCACATATAGACAATGCCTGATGCACACTTTCTTCAACAGATGTATTGATTAAATCTTGTTCACTAACATGATGATGTAGTGTTACCCATGTTTGTTTTGATTCTTCATAGCATACTCCTTTTTCACTTGAATCTTCCCGATTTATTAATCTGAAATTCTGTGGCTTCCATTTCCTCATAAAAAAATAATGGTTTACAACAATTTAAAGATTATAAATCACTACTATGATCATGATCATACTGTATTTATATATTATAAGAGTAAAACTATGATCATATACACATACAAAGTATGATCATATACACATATTTTAAAAAATTTATAGAATTAACTCCTATTTTCTTTCTTTTGAAAGCAATTCGTCTAATATAAGTCTTATGTATATACTATGTTCTTTTTTAGGTAAAGTATGAGCATGAACATGATCATAGTAGGGTTAAATGTTTATATCAAAGACTTTGTTATTGTTTTTATTGACAATAATCAATCCCAAAATTAAGCAACAGTTAAGGGAGTTAGGCAGAGTGCCTTACAATAGTATTAAAAATGCTTCAGCAGTAATTGTAGATATGCCAATAGGTCAAATGAAATCACATGATTTGGGTAGGGCATTATACGTTGTAACAAATGCTTTTACGGAATTGACACACAAGCAACAAATTATAGTTAAAGTAATTCATCAATCTCAAGAAGATATAAAATTAGTTCTTGCTGATGATAGTCTTACAAAAGAAGAATTGATTATAAAAATTAAGGAGATTGTTCTCGATCCTGTTGGTGAAACACATTCTTTAGAGAACGATTCTTCTCAAGAAAAGGAATAGCAATACCCTTTCGTGCTATATAATAAGTACCTTTCATATTCTTTTTTCCATGATATGCACCAATAGCATAGTTATAGTCACAGTCAAATTTCTCAACAATCACATTGTTTGCTATTGTATATACAGTTGCAGTTGCCATATAGTTAAATAGTAAATGATCTATTAAAGAATTGTGGATATAACTAAACTAAAAGGAATAGGAGAAGGCACAGCAAAGAAATTTGAAAAGAACGGTATCACTACAGTAGAACAATTATTCGTTATACCCCCACCTAAAGTAGCCGAGATGTTAGGTATCGATAACAACTCTGCTATGGAACTGTTTAAAAAAGCAAGAGAAAAATATGATGATTCCCCTGTATTTCAATCAGGTCTAGATGCTAAAAAAGAAGATGAGTCATTGGAGAAAATTTCAACTGGAACAAAAGCATTGGATAAATTATTTACAGGAGGTATAGAGTGTGGTGCAACAACGGAGATATATGGAGAGTTTGGGTGTGGAAAAACACAGTTCTGTCACACTATGGCAGTAAGAGTTCAACTACCAAAAGAAAAAGGCGGTCTTGAGGGAAAGTGTGTTTGGATAGATTCAGAAGGTACATTTGAACCAACAAGAATAGAAAGTATTTCAAAGTCTTTAGAATTAGAAAGTGATAAAATACTTGAAAATATAATCAGAGCCAAAGCATATAATTCAGCAGACCAATATTTGATTTTACAGGAGCTTGAAAAATTACTAGTTGAAGATAAAGAAATAAAACTAATTGTAATTGATAGTGCAACAGGATTATTTAGACAAGACTTTAGTGGTAGAGCCATGCTATCTGAAAGACAAAAATACTTAGATGAATTTTTAACTATGGCTTCTAATATGGCTAACTTTCATAATATAGCAATTATATGGACTAATCAAGTAATGATTAATCCCGGAGTTTTCTATGGTGACCCCGTAACAGCAATAGGGGGAACAGTTCTTGCACACAAGTCAACATACAGAGTATATTTCAAAAAGTCAGGTGCATACAGAATGGGTAAAATGGTAGATAGTCCTAAACACGGTCAAATTGAAGTAATGTTTGGTTTAAGTGAAGCGGGAGTAGTTGATCAAGATGTTGCAGAGGAACTAGAAAAGAAACGTAAGGCAGATAAGGTAAAAGCCAAGAAAGCAGAAGTAGAAGAAACACTTATATAAGCAAAACCTAAGCATTTAAATATGAAATGTGAAGTTTGTGAAAAAGGCGACCTAATTCATACCAATTATGCCTATGATGGCGTAGATTTATTGGTGTGTAGTAACGAAGAATGTGCTGAAGAATACGTTTAAAATCTTTAAATACTTTAGCAGATATTGGTAGGATATGGGGTTTTTTGGCAAGATTAGGGATAACATAGACCCAAGAAACTACCGTGTAGTAGAAAAAGACAACTTTAATCGCATTACAGAAGATCATTACAGTATGAGAAAAAGTATAAATGATGAATATTTACACTCAAATTCTAGAGCTAGTACCCCATATCCGTTCCTAGATACACCTGACGGTAGTAAAATTCCAATGTGGCGTATGTCACCAAACAGAATGTATGAGTTGGCAGACTATGTAGGTGATTTAAGAGCAGTAATTGAGACTATTCAACGAGAGATGTTTAGAAATGGATTAGAGGTAAAACCAAGATATGAGCATAAATGTCTTGTTTGTTTGAAAGAATATGAACAAAAACCACTAAAAGATTATGTTCCAATTAGTGAATTATCTAATAAGGCTAAAAAAGAAAAATTACAATGTAGTGCTTGTGGTAATGATAATCCTCGTAAATGGACAAAACCAGACCCAAAAAATAGACAGGTATTACAAACACTTTTAGATAAAAGAGTAAACAACAACCAGCAATCTCTTAAAATTGTTGCAAGACAAGCAGAAAGAGATTTAGATATTATAGATGGTTGTTATATTTTAGTGTCAAGACAATGGAAATTACAAAAATTCTCTACACCTGACCCTGAAACAGGTGCAACAAAAAAGGCACTTATGAGCATACATGAAAGTAAAATAGATGAAATTATTAGAATACATCCAGTCCAATGCAGTATAATCGCAAGTGATGAAGCAGTTTTGGGAGTTGGTGCTGATGGTAAACCACGATATATATGCCCACAGTATGAGCATAGAGATGCTGTATTAGAAGTTCCAGTATGTCCTAAATGCGGTTGTGAATGTTTTAACGCATTTTTAGAAACCAACAGCGTTCCTTATGGTACACCACTCAGTAGCCCTAAAAAGATGTATTACTCACAAAAAGAAATAGTATGGATTCCGGGAAAGTTTTATCCAGATGTGTTATATGGAAATGCACCAATTCAAGCAGTATGGAAAAAAGTTCTATCCCTTATGTTCCAAGATGAATATATGTGGAAATACTTTGACAAAGACCGACCACCAAAATCCTTACTTGTAATGGGAAGTAGAAATGCTGAATCAGTTCAATCATTCATGGAAAAACAACGTCAAGGTGCAAGACAAGATCCATATATGCCAAGACCAATTCTTCTCAATACAGAAAACGTAGGACAATCACTTCAATATATCGACCTTACTCCAAACTTTAAAGAGTTAGAATTAAGTGATCTTAGAAAAGAATTAAGACAAATTATTTCCGCTGTATATGGTATTCAACCTTTGTTCTATGGTGAACAGGCTAAAGCAGGTTTAGGAAACGAGGCACTTCAAGTAACACTTACAAACAGAACTATCAAATGGTTCCAAAGATTTTTGAATGAAAATTTGTTTAATGAAATTACTGATATAATGGAAATATATGATTGGAAAATTGAATTAGTAACAAGTGAAGAAATTGATGAACTTAGAGAAGAACAGGTTAGAGGTCAGAAAATTGATAACACAGTTAAATTATATGGAATGGGCTTTGACGTAGCATTTGACGGTGAGAACAATATACTAATATCACAATTCCCAAATCCTGAAAAACAAGAGGCTATGATGGGTGGCGGTGTAGGTCAAAACGAGGGAGAAGGAAATAATGATAAAACAAAATCATCTGCACCAAAAGCAGAAGGAGAGGCACAGAAATTTGATGGAGAACCAAAGATTGCAAGACCAAGTGATAAAGGTGGAACCGCTGAAGGAAGTCCTTCTAGTGGAACTGGAACAACATTGAGTAACAAAGTAATGACTAAAGCCCAATGGGATAAATTCATAGACTCTTTAGATTAACAATGCAATCTGATACTGAATTAACAAGATCTGTTATAGACTATATGACAGAAGTACCTTATGCAACTGCTTATGATGTGGTTCAACATTTTAGATCTCTTGGTGTATCAACTGAGAAAGTCTTATATATATTAAGAGAGTTGAGTAATTAAAATGGGAGATTCGGGTAAACGATTTGGTTGGACAGAAGATGGATTAGATGCTAAAGATAGAATACAAAGAAACGATTTAAAAGAACGTGCAGGTAAAGAAAACCAACATACAAGAAATTTAAGGGAAAGAGTACAAGACGATGAACATACTAAAATTAATACATACAGCGAAGGCTACTGTTATGGTTGCAGTAAGATAGATCAAGTAATATCTACTTTGATCTATATGTGCGGGGAATGTATGGAAAAACGTGGAACAGAGGGATTAATGTGTTTACTTACAAAGAAACATGGTTATGAATTATGTGACATACACGCAGGATGGGAACTTGATGATGTATGGCAAATAAACTGCTCAATGTGTAGTTCTTGTATGAGAAGATTAAATAAAGTTCACAAGGCGTATAGAGCAAAAGGTGGTAGAGATAATGCACCTGATGAAATTATTAAAAGAAAATATTATGCAAGAAATCCCGGAGAAGAAATTGGTAATGGTATAACTAGAGATCAAACAAACGATCAATCATTTAGATTGGGTTAACTTTCTTTCTGCTTCGTCTATTTTTATTTCTAGTTCTGCTATCTTTGTTAGTTGTTCAGCAGTTGAAGTTTCATCAAATCCTTCTTCCCAATGAAACTTAATCTTTTGAACATTGTAATCTATAATCAAATGTATTGTGTTATTTCCATAATCAAAATACCATTCACCCATTAAACTCATTCTTTTTGGCGGTAAACTTGTTCCGTAATATACACATTTTTTAGCAAATATAGGCTTACTCCAAGGCAATATTGAGTTTCTTACTTCCACTCTTTTTTCTTTTGGGTGATAATAAAAGTTGGTTCTTGACACATGAGTTGGTTCTTTTTGAAATCTGGTAGTGTTTGTAGTGCCTACTCCGGGGTGTATATGCACATATCGCTTCTGTAAGTTGACGTTATCTTGCATATATTGCATATCGGTATAGAACCAAAATGAAGAATTTTCGGGTATATCTATTGATTTAATCTCTAATCTATTGTTAATTGAACCTGAAAAAGGATTTCTTTTATTAAAAGTATATACATTATCATACACATAAAAGTCCATATATATGATAATCAACACCTTTATATAATCGTTTCTTTGCTTTTTATTATGTCAATATTTAAAAGACAAGACGTTGCAATTTCAGTAGTTGCACTTTCGCTGTTTTCAGCAATACTATTTGTTGGATGGGGAGCAGTAAAAGGGTTACTATTTGATTCTACCGTGCAAATGTCCTCAGAACAATATGGAGCAATCTTTACCTTTGTATTTGGTATTTTGATTGGTTCAGCACTCACATACTTAGGTATTCGTGCAGGGCAAAACGGTTCTACGACTGTATCACAGTCATAGACCAACCCAATTTTTATATACTATAACTCATTTTTTATATACATGACAGAGTTTGTAGAATTTTCTACTTTTGTAACAAAAGGATTAACTGTTTCTACAGGAGATCAACGCAGAATATTCAAAGGTCATATCACCGCTGAGATCATAGATAAGCAACAAGAGTTCATTTTTGTCAAAGAAGTTATGAAAATTATGGAAGCATTTATGGATGTAAATCCGGTTATATCAGATTATCACAGTAACAGAATGGTTGGAAAAGTATTAAGTTATGAAAAATCAGAATACAAGGGAGTAGCAACCGTACTAATAACAGGAGAAGTTTACAAAAGAGAAGGCATTACATTATATGATAAAATTTGGGATAAGGTTGTAAAAGGTGAATACTCAGGATTATCTATGGGTGGTGCAAGTAAAGAAAGAGAACCAATTCAAAAAGACGGTAAAATGGCATTAGAATTAAGAAAGTTAGAATTATATGAAATCGCATTATGTGATACCCCAGCAAACCCATTCGCAGTAATAGAGTCTGTAAACACGTTTGCAAAGGCAAATGGATTAGATTCTATGGTAAAAGATTTCAACGGTAGAGAGCAAATAAGATGTGCTAGTGTAGGTTGTAAATTTGAAAAATTTGACGTAGATACATTTATGGGTAAAGCAGATGGAGAAGATATTAACGTTGATGTAGATTTGGATAACCACCAATATAAATGTGAAGGTGGAGAAGAATGTGATATATGTGGACTATCTAAAGCAGAACACCATTATGAAGAATTTGACAAACCAGAAGAAGTTGAAAAATTAGATAGTAAAGTCATAGTAAATAGGTCTGCTGAAACTAGAGCTGAAACTGTGGGGGAGTCTACAGGTA